TCCAAGCCCTTCAAAAAGTCTTGCGTTGCTTCAATGTTATTTGCTGCTTCTTGTAAGCTCGTAGCAGTTTTCTTTTTATAGTCATCTATTGCCATATTGCGGCAATTTTCAGCTAAACTATCAAACCTGTCATAAAACAAATCGTTAATTTCTTTTTGGACTGTTTTACGTGCTGCGTCGGTTAAACCTTCACTCCAAGAGCCGTTGACCTTCTTGCCATTTACATAGACACTTAACTCGTCAAGATGGCTAAACTTTTTAACCTCAAAGCTAAAATTACAATAAGCAACGCCATTAATTGTGATTGTGTCGGCGTTATACGGTAAATAAATATATAAAGAAGGTTGCGCCTCTTCAATCTTTTTAAGGCTGCTAAGTATTTCTCTGATACCGTCACCAATAAACGGTAATGATCTACATGATGAAATTGTATTTGCACTCTCACCAAAGCGAACCATTAAGTCACCTAAAAGGTCGCTAGGTATTACAAAGTGTCCATCTTTTATTTCCATAATCATAGTATCTTTCATTTTGTTTACCTCTCTTTGTTGTTCATGTGTCTGTTGACGCATGGCAAGGGAGCGCCGCAGCGCTCCTAAGCGATGGGTCAGTAATGCGTCCAACCGTAATTATCGAAAGCTGATTGTGGTTCGCCTAAATCATTCTTGATAAGAATTTCATCATAACCTGATTGCTTTAGGCCATCGTAGCGAACATAACCAACGACCCAACTTTTAGCTTCGTTGTAATTTTCAGTTTCATGAAGCATCGCTGCGCCACAAGTATCTGCATAACCAATAATTTCGTATTTCATTTGTTTACCTCTTTAGTCGTTACAATGACTAATTTATTCATATCTGAATTAAATGTCAAGCATATTTTACCACTTTATTTATTCCATTACTGAATAAAATGTATTACGAAATAAAAAACCCAATAAAAACAAGGTGAATAAATGCCGTCAGCTAATAGAAAAAAATTAATGCACGCTGAGAGCATAGTGCAGAGACTAAGAATTGACTTAAACCGGGCGTTTGATGTCCTGGAAAAGAGAAATAGACCATTACACAAGTTACTTGCAGATCAGATCGAGCAAGACGCTAGCGGCGCTCTTAGTAAGCTATCAAAGTTTTTGCCTCAGGAAGTTTCATTAGGTGGTGGCTCAGACTTTGCCGTTGCGCTTGGGGAAGTTGCCAAGCGTATATCAGAAAGAAACGATATATTAGCACTAAAGGAAGGGGCAATCCCTCACGAAGAGGCAGGCGAAACAGTAGAAGACGCTGAAATCATTGACGAAAAAAACGAAGAGGTAGTACAAACTAGAAAGCTTGTACAATCTATCAAAAGCCTAGCACCAAAAGAAGAGATAGAAGAGCCAGAAGAACCAGAGATAATAGAACCAGAACCAAAGCCCAAAGTTTATAGAGGCAAAAAGGGTAGGCCAAGTAAAATGGACCTAAGATTAAGTGGAGAGCTAGACGAATGACCCCCCCTTCGTTTCACAGCCGGGGGCGTGTATATATGTATATACCCCACACCCAACCCCCCCTCATATCCAAATCGCTGCCCTATCTCCCCCCCATACCCCCCCCTTTTTGCTGCGCTTACCACCCCCAACTACCACTCTTTAGTTAAATTTTGTGTTGACCATAGGACGCGTGACTAATATATTCATGGTAGAATTGCTAAATTTGTCTAGTTTAGCTGCTTTCTCCCGAACGATTTACCTCGTTACTAGCCCCTCGTTCTTCCCAATGGGGGGCTTTTTCTTTCACTTATCGCTGAGCAAGTATCCATGCCCTCTGCAAATCAAAAGCCATCTACTGCTGATCTTTTACTCAAGCTTCACGGCGATCCTGTGTTATTCGTGCAGTCGGTCTTGGGCGCAGAGCCGCAAGCGTGGCAGCGCGAGGCTTTGGAAGCTGTACGTGACACCCCACGAGTTGCGTGTAAGTCTGGTCACGGCGTAGGCAAATCTGCTTTGCTGAGTTGGGTTATATTGTGGTACTTGATCACACGATCTTGCCGCATAGTTTGCACAGCCAACTCTGCCAATCAGTTAAACCAGGTGTTATGGGCTGAGATACAGAAGTGGGCGCGTCAAATGCCTAAGGGTATTCAGAGCCAGCTTGAGATAACCTCTGATAAGATCAGTGTTAAGGGCGTAGACTCTAGCTGCCACGCAAGGGTTAGCCGCAAGGAAAATCCTGAGGCTTTGCAAGGATTTCACCATGAGCGACTTTTGTTTGTCATTGATGAATGTTCTGGCGTTGACGATGTAATCTTTGAGGTGGCGCAGGGTGCGTTATCTACTGCTGGCTCTAAGATACTCATGGTGGGCAATCCGACGCGAAACGCCGGGTATTTCTATGACGCGTTTAATCGCAATTCGCATCGCTGGCATAAGATGACTGTTAGCTGCGCTGATGCTGAGTATGTGAGCGAAGATTTCATCGAGGACATGGCGCAGCAATACGGCGAAGACAGTGCTATATTTTCGGTGCGTGTTAAGGGCGAGTTTGCGGAAACGTCTGAGGACAGCTTAATACCGCGTCATTTGATAGATTCTGCGATAGACCGTGATGTGGAGCCTATGCTGGTTGCGCCGATCTGGGGGTTAGACCCGGCTAGGTTTGGCGGCGACAGAACGGCTTTGGCAAAGCGTCAGGGTAATGTTTTGATCGAGCCTATTAAGGCGTGGCAGGGCAAAGACTTGATGGAGACTGTTGGTATTATTCTCGCTGAGTGGGAAACGACAAACTTCATGGATAGGCCAAGCGAGATTTGCGTTGATAGCATAGGCGTTGGTGCTGGTGTTGTTGATCGTTTGCGTGAGTTGGGTATGCCAGCGCGAGGCGTGAACGTAGCTGAAAGCCCGGCTTTGGGTAATCGTTATCAGCGATTGCGTGATGAGTTGTGGTTTAAGTGCCGCGAATGGTTTGAGGCTAGGGATTGCCAAGTGCCAGATCAGGATGAGCTTTTACATGAGCTTACTTCGCTGCGTTTTAAGATACTTTCGTCTGGCAAGTTCAAGGCTGAAGGTAAGGACGAAATGAAAAAGCGAGGCTTGCGAAGCCCAGATTTAGCGGATGCGTTGGTTTTGACGTTTGGATCACAGGCTGTTCGTGCGGCTGGATCGGTGGATAGTTACGGATACAACGCGGATTTGGATTACGGCAAAAGTAGTTGGATTGTGTGATGGCGAAAGCAAGTTCAGTAAAGCGCTTACCTTCTGGAAGGTTGCAGTATAGCGGTGAGACATTTCCGGGGTTTAACAAGGTGCAGCGCACACCGGGGCAACGTAAGAAGTTTAAGGTGTTAGCTAAGAAGGGTGCTGACGTTAAAAAGGTTACTTTTGGCGATCCTAATATGTCGATTAAGAAGTCTAACCCGAAGAACAAGGCAAGTTATTGTGCTCGTTCTGGTGGGATTTCTGGCAAGAATGACAAGTTTTCGGCGAATTATTGGTCACGTAGAATGTGGGATTGTTAGCTATGATGTATATGAAAGTTTTTCGTAATCCAAATCCGGGCAAAAAGCCTGAAATGATTGAGGAAAAGCCTAAGGCCAAGCCTAAGAAAACTTACAAGCGTAAGAAGACAGGCACGAAAACAGGTCAGTATAGTTCTAATGGCTAAACGTAAGAAAGAACCGAAGCCTAAGAAGCCTCAGTTATATGCGCGTGTTAAGTCTGAGGCGAAGAAAAAGTTTAAATCGTGGCCTAGTGCGTATGGTTCAGCGTGGTTGGTGCGTGAGTATAAGAAGCGTGGGGGAACCTACTCCTAATGTCTTATTCTGGTGGATTAACGAAGTGGTTTGCCGAAGATTGGCGCGATGTAAAGACAGGCAAGAAATGTGGGCGAAGTGGCAAAGGAAAGACCTCTCGACCTTACCCAGCTTGTCGCCCTGCATCTAAGGCTTATACGGCTGCTGCGAAGAAAGCTGCAAAGAGAAAAACAGGCTCTAAGCGGATAAATTGGAAAGCTTAACGATAGGATATTCAGATGCCCGGTTATCACAAAGGTAAGAAGAAATCTAAAAAGGTTAAAAAGTAATGCCAGAAATGGATGATGTACGCTTTCGTGGTGTGTTGCAGCATGAAATACAAAGTGCTGTTAATTATTATGACTCAGAGTACAGCCAAGAGCGTAGTGATATATTAAGCTACTACCTTGGTGATGCGTTTGGCAATGAGGTGGAAAACCGTAGTCAAGTTGTGGCAACTGAGGTTAGCGACACGATAGAATATCTCATGCCATCGCTGATGAAAATGTTTGCATCATCGCCTGAGTTTGCGCGATTTTTACCGCGTGGCCCTGAGGATGTGCAAGCTGCTGAACAGGCAACGGATCTGGTTAATTTTGCGATTAATCAGGACAACGCTGGTTTTCGTGTGCTTCACAACTGGTTTAAGGACGCTTTGCTGTTTAAGCAGGGTGCAGTTAAGTTTTACTGGTCTGAGACTGATACGACGGTCAACGAGACTTACGAAGACTTAACTGAGGATGAGCTTACTTTGCTGGTGAATGACCCAGCTATTGAGATTGTTTCTCAGGATATGACTGAGGTGGGCATGGTTGATCCTAGTGGTGCTGAAATGCCTATGGATCGTAAGTTTAGCGTTGAAGTAAAGCGTTTAACCAAGTCTGGCGCAGTTAAGATAGATAATGTGCCGCCAGAGGAACTCATATTTAGTCGCCGCGCTACATCGCTTGAAGACTGTTCGTTTATTGCACATAGAACGCTTGTACGCGCTGGCGACTTGATAGAACAAG